ATATCAACATGATGGTCTAGAGACAGAGACAGAGACAGAGACAGAGACAGAGACAGAGTTAGAGAAAGAGAAAGAGACAGAGGTAAAGACAAAAGCCTCAAGGCTTTCCCCAAACTGGAAATTATCTGAGTCTGATTACAATTTTTGCAAATCAGAAAGACCAGACCTTGATCCACAAAAAATAGCTGAATTTTTCAAAGACTATTGGATTTCAAAATCTAAAGATGCAAGCAAAACTGACTGGTCAGCAACTTGGAGAAATTGGGTTAGAAGACAGGACATTTCTAAAAACAAGCAAAAATCCTTTTACCAAAGTGATTTAGAAATTAAAAAAGCTAGACATGATGAAATGGTAGGGAAAACCAGAAGACCAACTATTGACATAACCCCAAATGACATATTGGAGCTGAAATGAGCCTACCCATAGAAGTTATTAACAAGGTTTTTTTAAGACTTTCCAACACCTATGGATCAAGTTGGGATTCTATGTGGGCATTAAATGATATCCATGAAGTCAAAGAATTATGGGCTGAACAACTCTATCATTTTGATGGTAGATGGGAATGTTTTAAATGGGCTTTTGAAAATTTGCCTGAAAGACCTCCAAATTTAATTCAGTTTAAAAAATTATTGATGGAATGTCCAAAACTAAGACCTGAAGTACAGGCTTATCTTCCACCTCCTGCTGGTGTCCCCCCACCACCTGAAATTAAAGAACAAATTGATGCCCTAATTAAACAATTTAAATTTAGGATTTAATTATGAAATATGATTTATTTGGTGAAATTATTACAGCTCAGGCTGAATGGCAAGATATGCCAGAATTTGTACAGGAAGACCTTACCCCTTATAGAGTCCTTAATGTCAGGTTCAGAAATGAGCAAGATGTCCAAAAGTTTGCTGAGTTGATGGGTCAAAAGATTACCCCCAAACTCAAAACAATCTGGTTTCCCTATGCAGAACCTAGAGCTGTAGCTCATTTGAGGTATGTGGATGAATCCTAAATATCCAATTTACATTGTTTCTAAAGGCAGAGCTGATTCCAGATTGACTAGCAAAGCATTAGAGAAAATGAATTGTCTTTATTACATTGTGGTTGAGGAACAAGAATTTGACATTTATGCCAAGGTCATAGACCCAGCCAAAATCCTTATCTTGCCACAAAAGTATTTGGATGAGTATGACATTTTTGATAATCTTGGCAGTACCAAGAGCAAAGGACCAGGAGCTGCAAGAAACTTTGCCTGGGAACATTCCATTAGTCTTGGTGCTCACAGGCACTGGGTCATGGATGACAATATTGAAAACTTTTGCAGGCTAAACAGAAACAGAATGGTGAGATGCCACTGCCCAACAATTTTTAGATGTGCTGAGGATTTTGTTGATAGATACACTAATGTTTATATTTCAGGATTTAACTATGATTTTTTTGTCTTGGCTAAAGCATTACATCCACCTTTTGTCATGAACACCAGGATTTATTCCTGCTTGCTAATCCAGAATGACATACCCTACAGATGGAGAGGTAGATACAATGAAGATACAGATTTAAGCCTCAGAGTGCTCAAGGATGGATTCTGCACCATCCAATTTAATGCTTTTCTCCAGCAAAAAGCTACAACTCAGACCCTAAAAGGAGGCAATACTGATGCTTTCTATGCCAAAGAGGGAACTTTACCCAAGAGCCAAATGCTTGTGGATATGCACCCAGATGTGGCTAAAGTGGTCTGGAAATTCAACAGACACCATCATGAAGTGAACTACAGAAAGTTCAAAGCAAACCAGTTAATTAGAAAAGAGGGATTAGTAGTAAAACCTGGCATTAATAACTATGGGATGAAATTAATATGAGTGAATTTAAAACTATTTGGCAACCAGTTCCATCTTGGGACAATATGGTAAAAGATAGATTAACCACAAAATTCCCTATAGCAGAAAGGTTGCCAAAATCAACCAGAAAGACTAAGGAGCTATTTAAATGCGAAAAGTTAGGTGTATGTAGTCCATCAGACAAAACTTGTTCAAAATGCCCAAATAAGAAAGCTATTAAAGTTTCTAAAAGTTTGCCTTTGGTTAATCACTTTCCTAGAATTTACAATAATTTGGGATCAAAATATTCAAATGAAATGAGGAAATGGATTATAGAAAATGTTTGATTGGGATGCTGAATATCAAAAAATAATCAAATTTTATGCTGAACTTGCTTTAAGAGATGGATGGATTGAATATGTTAGATATTCAGTTAAACAGAAACAAGAAACAGAACCCTTGTTAAAAAACTTGGCAAAAGATGTGGCTCAAAAGATTAAGGAATTACAAAATGAGAACAGCAAGCAGGATTGATAATAACCAAAAAGCTATTGTGGAGGCTCTCAGAGCTGTTGGAGCTACTGTTTACCATATAAAAGAGCCTTGTGACCTTTTAGTTGGCTATCATGGTCAGACCTTGCTTATGGAGGTCAAAAACTTAGACAATTCTTATGGCAAAAAAGGATTTAATGCAAACCAAAAGCATTTTGCTGAAAATTGGAAAGGAGGAGCTTTTTGCCTTGTAGATAGCATTGAATCAGCTCTCAGAATGTTAAACATAATGGTTGATTAATATGCAATACAAACTTGTTAATCCCCAGCAAGGTTCAGCTCTAATGAAAACCTTGTGGGCAAAAATGAAAACAGCATTGGAATTAGGGAAAACCCTAGTTCTTAATGTCCAGGAGGAAACCAGGACACATGACCAAAATGCCAAATTCCATGCAATTATTGCTGACATTGCAAAGCAGGCAGAGCATTATGGAGCTAAGTGGGATGTGGAGAGCTGGAAAAGATTTTTAATAGACCAATTTGCCTCAGAAACAGGGCTGAGAGCTTTCAAGGTAGCTCCATCCTTAGATGGGTATAGGATTGTGCAATTGGGGCTTCAGAGCCGTTCTTTTACCAAAGACCAAGCCAGTCAATTTGTGGACTGGTTAGAGGCTTGGTGTGCTCAGAAAGGAATTGAACTTGAAAGCAAACCCTAAAAGGCAATATGTTAGAAGTACCAAACTTTTAAACAATATTAGATACTTACACTGCCATGCCTGTGGTGCTGATGACCAGACAATAGTGGGTGCTCACTCCAATAGCTTTGCACATGGAAAGGGCAGGGGAATAAAGGCTGATGACAATATGGTTGCTGCACTGTGCTGGGACTGCCACCATGCCTTAGACCAAGGACATTATCTAAATAAAGAGGAAAAGGAACAGTTTTGGATGGATGCCCATTTGAGGACTGTGTTTAGCCTGATAAAGGCTGACCTCTGGCCGTCCTCTGTTCCCCTGCCCCAAACCTACCTAGACTACCAAAACAAGCTAAATTAGCTCTTTTCTGGATGTGCCTTTTCCATAGGCAGATGCTCATGCTTTTTGAGCTTGTCTTCTAGCCTATGCAACTCATGCTCAGTCTTCTTTTCATGCTCTCTCAAAACCACATAATGTGATTTGGGAGACTCATAAGTTTTGCCTGTAATTTTAAAGTTTTTCATGCTATTTTCTTTCCTTCTTGAAGTTCAGCTAATGATAGTCCACCAGTGTATTGGAAATGTGCCATCTCTTTAAAGTGAATCCATTTGCCTGCCCACTCTAGACCAGCTTGTTCACCTAATTCACCTATTGTTGCCCAAACTGGGTGACTTCCATCCCAATCAGCTTTTCCATTAACAAGAGGCACAACATCAACAGCACACCTATAGTTATGGAAAGACTCACCCCCTTTAGCATTTGTAACAATTCTTCCTTCTGTGGTTCTACCTTGAGCATATAGTGCATCCTGGCTTTCATTATCCCTATATGTAGATGTAACCAACAAGTCAATGCCAGAATGTTGGCAAGCCTTAATAAAATCTTCAACCTTTGCTTTAACTTCAGGTAGTAACTCATCTAAATTCCTTGAATTAATCATTTTTCCTCCATAGGTGTTGATTTATGTAGCATTGCATCCTTGGCTTGTGAGCCTGCACTAGACCCAAAATAGAAACTCATGATAGCAGTCCAGGCTGTGCCAAGACTACCTAACATAAGTAGTAATGCATCTGATGTCTTGAATGTCTCCATCATCAATCCTACCAAGATACCAAAAAACCCTAATGTGACCATAATAGCCAAGGCTGGAGGAATAAATGAGTGAGTATTTGTTTGCATGTCCCTGGCTGACTTTCTGTCTTGGACTGCCAGTTGCTCGAAATCTAAACCCAATTCTTGTGCCTTTGCCTTAAGAGCTATCTCTGCTTGCTGGACACTTGCTATCTGGTCAGCAGTTAGTTTGCCATCATCAAGCATTTTTTTGGCATCATCTTGGGATATACCAAGAACTTTAGAGACTGCTTCATAGGCTAGACCCCCAAGAGGTCCTCCAATAGCTGTGGCAATAGTAGGTGCAATAGTTTTTAACCAATCCATATTAACTCCTAGTTACAGTATCTTGGTGAATACCCTGTTTCCTGAAAAATTTTATAACACTCATATTCTTTGCTATCTGGCTTAAATTTCTTTTGAAACTCAATATGCCACTGCTCCTCTACTTTACTTCTTTGATAATCCCAGTGTATGTAATACATCAAGCCTGCAACTGTGATGATGACCACCAAGATTGCAATACATATTGCAACTCTAAAATTCCATTTCTCTCTGTTTCTTTTTTTTCTGTAAGACTCTTGCTCATCCTTTTTTTTTGAGCCTGTTCATATTTAGACTTGTCTTTCTCAAGTCTTGCTCTTTCCTCTTGGAAATCTGTCCACAAAGCACCTAGTTCTGGAGGAGCTTCATAAGTTAAGAGTTGCCTTAAATCATACTCAGCCTGCTGGAGTTGCTTTTTCTTGATGACATTCTCAAGAGCCTGGGCTTTTATGCTTTTGCCTTTTGGAGGATTCTTTTCTTTTTCTTTTAATTCTTTGTGGGCATTTTCTTGATGGTCAAAGAAATTGCCAACTCCCTCACTTAGCTCTGCATAAATGCCATAAACTTCTTTTCCAACATTTTTAGCATCTTTGTAGATTGCCACCCCTTGCTTGATGGCACTCACAGCAGAGATGGCAAGCATGAAAGGCATGTTATTTCAAATTCACATAGTGAGAAATGAAACCAATAAAGCTAGATAGTCCTGAAACAACCATCATGCCTACCCAAAACCCACCCCTAGACTTATCAGCCATAGAAACAAGTTTTTCAATAGATGACTC